GCAAATATGTTGTATGCGCTCTGTCTTATACACCCACCAAATAGTCCCACGTTTTGGGCATGAACGGAGCCGTTGTCGTGGCAAGCGAGTACATCCTCGATGCCTTGATCCTCTGCCATGCATACTATCTCTCCCAATAGTCCGCCAAGTCCGTCAAGTGAGTGGACATAGTTGGCAGCGATAGCATTTATATTCTTCCTTCTATCTCTTTCGTCTGTTGGTACCCTAATACGGTGCTGCCTTACGACCGGACCAATGGAAGTCTTCACCTCATGCTTACGCATATTGGGGTAATCCATTTGCACAAGGAAGTTGTTGGGGGTGTGCCATCTAATGGTGGTTTCGTTATCCATAAAGATACCCGCAACCTCTCGTAACCACGCCATGCCAACCTGTGCCGATTGGACTACCTCACTGATCGCCTCCCATATTAGTGTTGCCAAGAATCTACAAGGCCGATAGGTCTCATCCCCGAACGGGTTCGCCCTCCCCCCAGACAACTGCTCGTAGAACCATTCGGTCGTATACTCGTGGCAAGAATAGAAGACAGCACCATACGTCAGTGTCATTGTTTGCCGCTTGGTTGTCTTCCTCGTTATCCCGAAGTGCAGCCAAGTAGAGGCGTAGGGGTCGGCACTTATCATTAGTTTTTCCATTACTCGGTCGGCAACATCTTGGTAGATATCACCGGGTGTATCTCTAGGCAGTACATTGGTGGCATACCCAGCGATGGGGTCGAGTAGTAGTTTAGCGTATATCTGCAACCCCTGAGTGGTGGCATCTTGTGAGACTGGGAGGCTGGAGACAAACCCCATGCCGCAATCCAAGAACGCCGACCACTCACGGGCAGCAGCAAGGAAATGCCAAGGTGAATCTGCGTCACACCATTCCATATTACGGAAGGGATCTTTAGCGACAGCCCGAATCATCTTTTCATTTTCCTCAACCCATCCTACCCTATCGTTGAACGAGACTTTGTCGTGTCCCCATTTGTTTGCGGCCTGCACTGCTAACCATGAGACACCGTTGTTGTCGGTGATGGGTACCCCCCGTGCAAAGCGGAGGAGAGAGCGTGCCCAGTCAGGTCCCTGAGGGTGAAGGAATGATCCAACAGGATAATCCCTCGATCTAAAATCCAGTTCGTGACAGTAGTGAATGGGTGTGGCCTCAAACTTGTCAGCCAAGTAGAGAACCTTAGAGACTTGGAGCCTCTTACTTTGTTGCCTCTCATTCTCAAAGTGTATGCGTGCAGCCTCGCGTCTCCAGTTCTTTCTTGACTGCTCATTCTCTGCAATGTCTAGAGGCTTAGAGGGTAATGGCTTATCCTCGCTAGAGGGCAGGCCACCCACTGCATACCCATTGTCCCAGAAGTGTCTCATTATTGAGGTTAACTCTGGATCAATGGAAAGGGGGGTGCGCTGAAGCCTGTTGATGGATCGGTATACCTTGGGCATATCCAAACCATTAACCTCTTTAGCGTACTCCCTGTTGTATGCCTTAACTATTCCACGGGGGAGAAGGGTGGGACTAAGGTAGCCCCCCGGCTTGTCTGGTCCCCAGTCTTTCGGTGGGCGTACCATCGGCATATGTACTGGCTTAAGGATCTCACACCGCTCATGGGAGGCCTTGAGCCAAGCCAACAAGTCATCGGAGGGGCGTACCAAAGTCACCGCTCTCCCCCTCTTATCCCCCCTCGTTGTGATATCAATGATGCCTGTTGACTGCCTCAGTAATTCAATGCAGACAATACCAACAGACACTGCATCCTTCTTAGGCCAAGACTTAAACACGATATCGTTATACCGTGCAGTATTCTTAATGAACTTAGCCTTTGTTTCGTAGGACTTGTGTCGGTCTATGTTCCGGTGGATGTGGTTCCAGAGGGCTGGCTCGTTCTCCTTAACATAGGCGAACTTTAACTCATCCTCAAGTAACCGGGCTACATGAACTGCTGTCGAGGTTATCTTCCTGTGTAACGACATACAATCCAACACACACCGGGCGGTGATAGCGGCTACAACTGGGGGGGATAGTTGGGACAGGTACTGGTGTGCCCTGTGCATCCTGCCCGGCTTATCCTCTGCGTCTTTCATCCACTGAACCAAGGCCTCACCCATAAGGGTGGTAGCCTCGGCCAGCAGACGTTGACCGGGGGGCGTGGTGGACTCGATCCCCAGTTCTTTAGCCTTGTGTACGGCAGCCCAATACCTAGACTTGCCAAGTTCCACCATCTCCAGTTCAAGATCAGATTGTCTCAAGTTCTATACCTCATGGTCATCCTGTAATTCCATAAGGATAACCCTAAGTTTGTTACCTTGGATGCCAGACGCAAGAAGTTGGGTAGTAATCAGTTCCCAGATGACCATCATAACACCACCCGTCATGCCAATACCCTTGGATTCATAGGTTTGACACAGGGATTCCATGCTATCGTAGATGATTTCCCCTAGGGCAGTACATTCTAACATCTGCTTTTCAATTTTTTGGTCAGACATCAGAAGTCCCCCTCGGGGATAGCGACGGGGTCCTTCAGGTTGGAGTGGGCAAGTGTCCCAAACTCCTGAGAGAACATATTGAACATCTTTGTCATGCCATCCTTAGCCTCGAAGCCCGACTTACCACGGGCCTGACTAGTGTATGCCTGCATGAGACGCCAGACAGTATTGTCCCGCTTAAACTCCTCATGCTCAGGCTTGAGCCAATGCTTGTACACAGTGAGGGCACCGGCTGCATTGATCGCACCCCTGTGGGCAGTGTCAAGGACAAACGCCCTTACCTGCATCTGGTGTGCTTCACTGGATGGGTCCAACTCTACCTTCTTGAGTGACTCAATAGTCTGATGTAGACGGCGACACTCAGTGAGGATGCGGTTGGACATGGTAAGAAGGCGGCTCTTCCATCGGGGAAGTCCCGTCTTTGGGTCCACAGAATTCACATGGGTAGTGTGCTTGGCACGGTAGATACCCAGCGGTGCTGAGACAATACCATTACCACAGATAAAGGTACGGTGACCTGCCCCCAACTGAAGGCTATGCTTCTTGTTGTGGCTATTGAGCAGGAAGGCTTCCCATTGGAACCCCCTCGTATCGGGGAGGCTTCTATGGGCTATCCCCCATCCAGCGTACATATTGCTACGGCAATCGTCGTTAGTGAGGTAGATAGTCGGCTCACTAAGAACGAAACCCAATCGAGACAGGGTGTCCTGTACATACTCGATGGGCTCATAGTGTGCCACCGGCTGGTGAGAGCGGGTAGCCTCGGGCAGCATACGGTGCTGACGTACTTGCTCAGGTGTGACAAGAGTGCCCCAGTTCTTACCGTCATACGGGGTTGGAGCATTAGGTGTTGCGATCATTGCTAGTCTCCTTATCGCGTGTTGTTCATCTTATTATTACCGAAGTGTACAGCACCTCGGCCATGTACGATGATGGAAATGTTTGCAATCTTAGTTTTTTTCTTCGGATATCTACCAGCACAAAGCAGGCAGGTATCACAGGTGGTCTTCTTTCCTCCCTCATCTGACGCAGGACACATGATCTCCCCACCCATAGTAGGCTCATCCTCTGATCGACATCTGAATGTCCTCCACCCCATGGCCTGTGCCTGCTCGGCTTCCTCTTGAGTATCGACCGAAGCCATGCAGAGGTCCATCAGGTTGTGATCACAGTCACGCCATTGGTGTGTGTATCCAGTCCAACCAGAAGCATGACGCTTGAGGTAGAGCCAGACATGAGAAGGCACAGCCGCCGGGTCACCGTAGGCACCGAAGCGGATACGCCTTCCTTCTGTTATCGCAGATAGTTCGAGTAACCTAGGGTACTTGCCTGCCCGGTAGGACTTCCACACCTGAAGCGGTGCCTGTCCTACGTTGACATAGCAGGTACGCTTACCGTCTACCTTACGATGGGGACAATCCCCACAGATAGACGCATCGTCTCCACTATCCACGGCATCAGTAGGCCGCATGTTCTGGGGGAGAATCCATGTCTGGATCATGTCTCCCGTTTTCCTGTTGGATGTCTTGAGAGTTGCAATAGCAACGATAGGCTCACCGTTCAGCAACGATGGGCCTTCCCACAGTAGCGTGCCCCGTAACTTGGGGAGTTGTTTTAGTTCAATCAGATGTCACCCCCTAGAGGAGGGCACAACCGCTTTCGGTGTTTGATATTCGCACCCTTTAGAGAGATGACATGGGTAGGATCATCATTCAGCACGTTCCCCCACACTATGACATGAGGCACACCATCCCTATTCTCCACAAGAATAACCGTTTCATCGTGGACATTATCGTACCCCTCGAAGCGGATGGTCACACAATCAAGATCGGTTTTGACACAGGTCTTCAGTGGTTCTGAATCTCTGTTGTACGCATCACTCAGCCAGAGCAGTTCAAGCATCGTCAGTCTCCTTGTTGAAAGATTTAATCCACTTGATTAGAAATCGGTGGGCTTCATACCTACCAACCCCGAATCGTTTTTGAATGTACTGCCCAGCCCCATTCATATTGGTGAGGCCAGACGCACGGAGAATAGAGAGGAACTTGTTGACATCCTCTTGGGTAGGTTCACTCATCTCAAGTATCCTCTCCATTTATCCCCAGTTGATACCTCCACCCAACTAATGCCAACCTGTGCCTCATCGGGCAAGCCATAGATGACCACGCTGCTGTAGTCCCCAAAGAACTCGACAATAATGTCACTGTCATGGCCCTTGGGGTAGAGGATGTACCTCTCGTTCATAATCGGGAGGGCTGTATTGGGGTTGGTGTAGTCCTCTTCATTCACCCTGTGGGTTGTGTCCCGATCATTGGGAAACACAGTGTACGAGACCACTGTCACGGGTCTTTCATCTCCCTCGTCCTGCACGATGTCGAACCGAAACTCGTAGTAGTTCTCCTCCTTCCACTTATCAGGACTCCACATATGTTCGGGGTCACTGTACACCCTGATTGACTTGATAGTCGTATCGTGGGCAGTCCACTCCCGTCGCCGGGACTTGATGTTATACGCTCGCATTGCTGTGTCTCCTGCGTTATCGGTAGTCCCTGATTTCCCTGAGGCTACCGTCCCTGTTCCTAATAATGAGTACATCACGGGCATAAGAGCCATCGTGGTTGAGGTATCGGGGTGGTATGTCTGACCGCGTCATCGCCCACTCCCTATAGGCCTGATTAGGGTCGTTGGGTTCAGGGAGATTCCGTCTCTCCTCTGAGGGGGGTAGGTGTAATGGTTTGTTGCTTGGCATAGTTTCCTCATTTCTGGAGCCAGTGGCCCCGGTGGTCTATCCACATCACCCTGTCAGTAGGTGTCCAGTCTCCAGTGGCACCTCGGGGGTTGGGACAGGAGTATGTGTAGTACAAGGACCGACCCTGTACTGCCTCCAGTTTCTCCTCTTGGGAAAGGTCGGTAACAACCTGATACCTCCCAATGTTCCGGGTTGTAGAAACGTGGTCAGTCATCGAGATCCTCCTGTTTCATCAGGTATGTGCATCGAGTGGTGATCTGTTGGGGAACCGGAGGTCCATCATCAGTCTCCTTCTCTCCCCTCAGGCTGTCGATGATCTTCCCCCGCTGATCTGCCAGATTCATGTAGTATTCTGCGGACTCAGCAAGGCCAATGAGTTCCTCGATGGGTGCCTCCTTGAGAGCATCGGCGGTCCTGTTGAACTCCGCATACTCCAGCACAAAGCCCACAGCAACGCGGGTTTCCCGTACCTTCTTGATCATCTCAGTCAAGGACGCCATGGCATGTCTCCTGTTTGGCGATAGAGTAGGTACCATTGTTGTCCCACTCTTTGATTTGAACACGGTACTCACCACAGTACATGATCGCCCAGCATTCACACACTGCGGCGGCACTATCTCTGTAGTGAACGGGATCAGTGGTCCTGACTTGCTTACCATCCTTGTCGATAAGCACAGCAGTGAACACTCCGGTATCGGTGGTGTCAAACATGTCTTGTCTCCAGACAATAAAGGAAAGAAACGGGGGGACCGGGGATCGAACCCGGGGGCAGGACACTCAAGATAACCAGCCCACACAGGCCTTTGCTTGAGAGGTGTGATTCCTGTTGTTACCAAATACTCCCCCTCTGAGGTTAGTTAGAGAGGAACAGCCGTTCGTAGCCCATCAGGGGCTTGGGGTTGTCCTGCCCGACCATGTGGTTGGTGCAGATCATCTGCCTTCTGGCAGCAACGCACTCTTCTACGGACTTCCACTCCTCCAACCATGATGCCCCCTGCGCCTTGTAGGCGAGAGGCTTGTTCCAGTAATCGCGTGGTGGCATTTCACTGCTCCTTGTTGGTTAGTCATCAATAACCGGGGGATCAAAAGCCCCAGTGTCGGGGTCCCTCTGCTTCAACCCCACTTCAATATCTGCCTCCCGCTGGGCCTCCAGAAACCGCCCAAGCGTTGCATTGTACATCCTCCTAGTCACCGTTCCCCTCCCAGCATTGTCCGCCGCAAGCCCAAGGGCCATGCCAATATTGGTGAGGTCATTACAGTTCTTGATCTCAATAAGCATATGAATGCTCCTTCAAAGTGGTGGTCAACCTGAGAATGTACCCTTCTGGCACCTACAGTATCCCGCCTGAGTAGTGCCACACCGTGAGCATTTGTTCCCTCGATGTGCCGCACGGATGCAGGGCCTTACCCTTTCCTCATAGCAGGGGTAGCAGGTATCGTTGAGTGTGATCCTGCTGATGCGGCACCGACACACCTTGCATAGAATGTGGGGCCTACGTGCTTCATTCATTGCCATCGTTATACTCCTCATCAACAGGGGACACATCGTAGCCCGACCTAGTCAGGCCGTCAGCCAACATCTTACACAGGTCAATAAACCAGTGGATCATTGGATTGTCTCCATGAATACTGCCGGTCACTATCAACCAGACAGTCTGGGGGGTAGCCGGGTCGGCAGGTTCCACTACGAGGGGAGGAACAACAAGTCCCTTGGTCCCGTCATAGCCGAT